TTCAAGCTCTTCAGCTGTATCAAATGTCTTTTTCACGCCTTGCCAACCTGGTACGATATGCCCATGAAAGTAATAAGTGCCGTTTACTACATGAGTATGAGCCACTCGCTCGTTATCCTGATACAGATATCTCTTAGATCTGAAAAATTGGTTTAAGTATTCTTTGCGTGCGTTATCGGTTTTAGGCATTTATACTTCCTGCCACTTCTTGAACATTTGGTTATAAGTATTATCAAACCAGTACGGATCACGTGAATGTTTCTGTGGTACATTAAACAAATGTGGCTTCTTTCTTCTTAGCTCAGCCTCTTTACGTCGTTGTCTAGCCATTTCACGCTCTCGCTCCAAAGCTTTTGTTATTTGTATTTCTCTATAGTCGTTTAGCTTCATGCCGAAAGGTGCATCAATTGCTTCTGACAACTCCCAACCCTTCGCAACTCTGTTTCTAACTATTTCGGGCGTGAGTCCTTTCTTTTTCATCTGCTCATTTTCATATTCAGTGTATTTAGAAGGGGGTTTTTCTTGTGGTGGCGCAATAAGCGCATCGCCCGTTAACCCTTTTGCTATCCTGTAATTAAGTAGTCCTTTGCTTAGGTTGTACTTTTTAACCATTTCGCTAACAGTCATCAATTTGCCGTCAACCTTTACTTTCTTAGGCTTTACTACATTTTGTATTAAGTCTTTCCCCCTCGCCCCTCTGTCGTACCTAGTAATTAGTGTCGATACTTTGATGTCGTATTTATCAGATGCATCAATAAGCATCATCATCTTACCGTCTATTCTCACTTTCGTTTTTATGCCCGCCATTTATTCCACCTCTACATTTACATTTCTAATTTTTAAATTGTCATACTCTAGTATTTCGTTAGGATTGTTATATAAGTAATCTGCCAGCGTTTCTTTTTCTTTATCCACATCACCAAAATGCTTATATTCAACTTCTGTAGGTATTCTTATATCAATCGTTGCGTTTATATATGCTTGTTGTTGCATTAGATCACTTCATTTCTCTTTTGCGTTCTCGTCTTGCTTTAATTAATTCCTCGTAAGTAATCCATGTTTTGCCTGTGTACTTAGGTGCTTTACATATCCAATTGAGTTTTATGTTTCTGTATTTATGTCTGAAAATCTTAGCTTTAAGTTTTGCTACTTCGGTTGGCATACCTTTAATGTCGATAACTTCAATCAGTTTGTCATCGAGATATAACGCGAAGTCTGCAATATATTCAATCTTTCGTTGTTTATCTAGTTTTGGTAATAATTCGAATTTCGGTTGTATTTCGATATGATCATAGTTAGTGCCATTCATATTACTTTCTAAATATTGGTAATATTCGCACTCTACTTTGCTATCAAATACAATTCCTTTGTACTCAACTTTCTTAGCGTTGTATTTACTCACTGTGCCACCTCTAAATATCAAATATCGTTGCTTGTAATCCTAGCTCTTGCTCATACAGAAGCCCATGAGCGCCTTTGAATCGTTTTAGGTCACTATCAGTCATAATTTTCTTTTCGTCGCTGAAATGGGCTCCTGTGAGCGAATAAACTTCATTTACGTTGTCTTCATGTTTGATAACCTTAATATCTTCTGTGCCATCTTCTCGGTATAAGTAATATTTTTCTTTCGGCATTTTTAACACTCCTTAATATTCGACGATAGCGGGGCGTGTGTGACGTTCTGCAAGTTTTTGGACAAATAGGTCATATAACTTATTTTCGTCGCCCTGCGCCTCGTCTATGAGTTTCTGAGCGTACATATCTGAACACTCAAGTTTAGTTTTTAAAAATTCTTTGGTTACCATGCGTCTCGCTCCCTGAAATCGTCTCCGATTACTCTTACTTTTCTAGAGTTGTGTTTCATTCTCGAATTGATACGTTGCCAGTTGGTATTCTGATTTAACTCTTTATCACTAAAGTTAGTTGTAAAGATGTTGTTTTTACCTACTCTGTTATCAACAATGCTAAAAAGTTTATTTAAAGTGTGTTCTGTGTTTTCTACACCCATATCATCTAGTACAAGTAAATCAATATCACTTAGCAATCTGACTAACTCGTCTGTAGTTTCTTCTGCGTTTTTGTTGTATGTCGCTTTGATACGATCCATCAACATTGGTATGTGCATAAAAGCAACCGTATGTCCTTTAGCTTTAACTGCTTTTGCGATAGCGTATGCTAGGTGGCTTTTACCAGTTCCGTATGAACCTTGCAATATTAATGATTTTGGTTCTTTTGTAGAGAAGCCTTGTACGTACTCTATTGCTGTTTGTTTAGCGTGTACTTGTTTTTCATTTTGTGGCTTGTAGTTTTTGACTGTTGCATCTCTTAAAGACGGATTAACGTTTGATTGATTGAATATGTTGTTTATCTTCCGTTGCTTGTTTCGCTTATATTCCTCATAGATTTCACATTTGCAACCGTCTTTATACTCGTAACCATTCGGGTGTTTTTTAGTAGGAGCAAACTTATATAAGTCGTATTCACTTCCACATCTCTCACATTTCAATCCTTTTTCGACATGAGTAGGTTGATATTTTTTCAAGCTTTCGTTTATCTTTTCGCTGAATAGTGGTTTCATAATATCCCCCTAATCCCAATAACTTTCGTCGTACTTCATGCGTTCCAATTGATCCGTGCCAGTTGGTTGTATTTTTTGATTGAGGTACCCCTCAAATTTACTGCCAAAAAGTGTTTCTGGTCTAAGGTATTTATCGCTATCCGTGTTTAACCATTCAGCTGTTTTGATATCAATCACCTTTTTAAAATCCTCCAACCTAAAATCTTGATTCCATCTTGCTTTAATAAAATCTTTTGTTTTAGCTGTATTATGTTTAAAATGCTTTCCTGCTTTTTTATTTAAGTATTCGATAATTTCTTTATAGGGAATGGAAGACACCGTCGGGTTGCCCGACAATATACTTCCTTCATTATTAGTATTGTTATTATTAGTTAAATCATTATTAGTACTATTATTATTAGTAGTATGCGATTTACCATTAACGGTTTTTCCATTGTTGGTTTTACCGTTAACGGTTTTTCCAACGTTGGAAAATCGAATGTGGTGCGGTTGCTCATATACTAAGTACTCATAACCATTTAACCTACCACTTTTATCACGTTTTCTACTACGTTGAATGTATCCAATTTCTTCCAGTTCCTTGATTCCACTCTTTAAACCGCTAAGTCCATCAGTTGAATGTTGCTCTAGTTCTGTTTCGTAAATTTGCCAGTTATCAGGTCGACTTAACAAATAAAGTAGAATACCTTTAGCCTTCCAACTTATATTAGAATCATGTATAAAATCTTTGTGTACTGTGACAAAGTTACCTGATTCTTTGTAAACTCTAAATGTTGCCATTTCGTTATCTCCTTTCTGGTATAATTTTGTTATCGCTACTGCGTTAGATTGGGGGTGAATAAAATATGGAAAAACCTTATATGTTAACATATGATTTAAACTCACCCGGACAAAAATATGAGGAATTGAGAAATGTTATAAAAAAGGAAATTTCTAATGGTCATTGCAATTATTGGAAATCTTCATTTTTATTCCGTTCTTCTTTATCAACTTCAGAAATGATAGAAAAGTTGAAACCTTATCTCGATTCTGGAGATAAGCTGTTTGTTACAGAAATAGTCAATAACAAACAAGGGTGGTTAACAAAAGAACAATGGGATTTTATCAACCATAATATTTTTATTTAGGTTCTTTTATTGAATCTTTTGTTATATCAGGAAAACCTTTAGAATCCTCAGGGGTAAATTTTTTAATTTTTTTAGCGCTTCTAATCTCTTCCGCCAAGATGACGATTAGGAGTGCTATTTTTATTATTCTTAGTCTATTCATTCCTTTTCTCTCCTTTCAGCATTTTATTGAGCCTCTCATCAACTTTTATCCACGAGTCATGCAAGTGATATTTATCATCAAACGACTTAACGCCAATCGCATGTTGCTGGTTATGGTGTTCGCGACATAACGCTAATACATGTTTGTTGTAGTGATTCATTTTGTTTCTGTTCATTCCTCTGCCGACTGCTTCATAATGCGCTAGGTCTGCGTGAGGCTTTCCACAAATTACACAGTTGCGGTTGATTGTAGCCCAATACAATAGTGCTTTATCTTCACTTAACAACTTGCTTGTTTCTATGCTCATAGGTATTTGATGATGAAACATAAACGCTATAATCAGTTCTATTAACTCCCTTGCAACTTTCATAGAACAGTCGCGCAGACTGATTTCTTCATAACCTTTCATAATTTCCAATTCTGTTTGTAATAATTTTCTAATTGATTCCACCGGTTCTCCCCAGTGAAGTTCTATATCTCTACACATTGCGAATATTTTTTTGCGTTGTTCTATAGATAGTTTTTTATTATCCGGAACCTCTACTTCTGCTTTTAGTGGATATCCGTTTTCTAGTAAGTCAATGTGACTTTGTTCAAGTTCAACACCAGTAGCAACGACGGAATAAGTACCGTCATTGTCTTTCTGGTATCTTGTAATGTATTGCATTTAAACCACGTCCTAGAACGGTAAATCATCATCATTGATTTCTATTGGACCATTAGCATTAGCGAATGGGTTTGATTGTTGACTCATTGGCGTCTGTTTCCCATTTGCTTGCTGTTCTTTTTGTTTCATCTCATCAGTTTTAGGTTCTGGTTTATTAACTACTTCATCGTCTTTATTCCAAACTTTTACATATGAGAGTCTTACAAAATACTTGCCTTGTTCCTCGTTAAATTTATTTTTAAGTACAATAGTTCCGATTTTGTTAATTAATTGATCTGTGTCAAAAGTTAAATCTGGTAAGTTCAATTTAATTCCTAATCTACTAAGTAACTCGATATATTGTTTTTCTTGATAATCTTGTTGGAATGGTGGGACGAATTGGTTGTGTTTGTATTGTTTACCTTCGTTGTTTTCAAAAACAATCGTGAAGTATCTGTTTTCTCTGTCGTTAAACTCGACATTTGCAACTTTTACTGTAAATTCTCCAGCTCCTAAAAAGTCCCCACCTTTCATGAATGCCTCTTGATTAGTTTCTTGAATGTATTGTGTTCTACCAGTGATTTTCATAATTTTTATACCGTCCTTTTTAGTTTTTTATTAATTTCCGTTTTGTGCCATATCTATAATTTTTGAAATTGAAGCATTTTTAATACCTGGATTATTGATTGTTATTTGCGGATTATGCCTAACTTTAGTTGTATATAAATTAGAAGGTTCTACAGAAAATACATAGTCGTGTGTCGCATTTCCGTTCTCATCTGTATGATCTTCTATAAATGTATGTCCTATAATGTCGAACTGAGTTACTAAGTTATTGTGTATTGCCGGTTGTACTTCAATTGATATTCTAGGGTTAATAATTTTTCCGTTCTCATCTTTATCTTCTGAGTTAAGCCCTTCATGTCCTGTAAGCACAACGTGAAATCCGAGCTTATCTTTAACCTTTAATAGGTGCCTAATCGAGTTAACAATTAATTTAGATGTTTCCCCATAATCTTGAATTCTTGCTTTTTTGACTTGGTGCGTGTTCATCACATGAGTCAGCGTTATATCTCTTAACTTTTGTGCTGTTTCAATTACAACCACATCAAGTAACTTTCCTCTTTGTCTAGCTGTATTTACAATCGATTCAATACTCGCAATTGTGTTTCTAAAAGCAATGTAATTGTCGACCCTCTTCACAAAACCTTGCCGCGTTACTTGAGTGCCATCTTCGTGAATATCAATAATAAAAGCGTTGTTTTCTCTAGTGGCTAAAGTCGTCTTTCCGGTTCCTGATTTGCCATATACCATAATTGAATAATAGTTCTGAGTATCTTCGTTAATTTCTTCAATACCTAGTTCTTGTAAAATGTCTTGTTCCTCACTCATCACTTAATCACCAAACTTTCCGTTACCTTTAATTCAGCACCCGGAATATCTTTGCCAGCTTTCAAATCATCGATTAGTTGCTTAGAATTAAGCTTTGGCGCTTGTGATAGCCAATAATCCTTTGGAATAAGTTTTTCATCGATAATATTTTTACTAGCCCCGTTTTTGCGCTTGTAAATATGATTAGTAGCTGTGCGGTAACTATCTACTTCCTGTGTTTCTAACATCTCTTTTAAGTAATCTCTTAAACGATCAGTTAAATTTTGTTTTTGTTTTTTTAAATTTTGAAGTCTCTTAATTTCTTTATCTATGACATCTATGTCACCTAAAGTTTCACGTCTCCAATTGACAATGTTATCTACTTTGACGTTCATTTCTGCTTTGATAGAATCTAATGTATCTTTTAGTAATGTTGGATCTAATTCATCTTGATTAGACATCTCTTTAAATGCTTCTGATAGCTCATATAGATTAGCCATTAGTTAATCCCCCTCTACCATTTCATGACTAAGTTAATTAGTCTGTCCTGTTCATCTGTGTTCTCTTCAATCCATTCGTTTATAACGTCGTGCATTGCATCCATTGCAATATATAGTTCGCTTAAATCTACGACATGAAATGATTTAAGTGGAACATTATTCATATCCTTAACTTGTATACTGATACCGTCATGTCTCTTCATCGCAGACACTTTAAATTCGAACCCGTTAAAGTTTATAATTTTATTTTTTATCTCACCCGCTTTGTAATACATTCTTTTAGTCCTCCTTGTATTCTTCGTACTCCTCTTCGCACTCCTCGTTATCTTCTTCGTTTTGTAATTCATAAATTTTGTTTTTCAGTTTTATATTTTCTTTTTCCAATTTTTCGTTTTTTCTTTCTTCCGCAAAATACTTACCTCTGTAAGTATCTTCTTCTTTATCTTTAACAGCCTTTATTTCAATAAGTTTTCTGTACTCGTTCAATGTGATTGTTACTGTCAATTCTTGATTTGCTACAAAATTATCTTCTTCATTTCTGTATCCTGAGAAATCTTTAGTGTAATAATGTTGTTCTGTTTTAATATTTTCAGCCATAGTTGACTACCTCCGTATATTTTGATTTAATTAAGTTGTATATTTTGATGAACACTTACTGTTACTTGTTGGCGCAAGTAGCAGTTTTTTATTCTTCATAAAAGTATTCTTTATAGAATATGAAAGTTGCAATACTTGCGAATCCCGCAATTGACCACGCTGTAGTGAAGTACAGAAACGGCATGAGTACAATCGCTAAGACTGTGAAGCACAGTACTGCTAATAGGTAGCTTTTATAAATGTTACTCATTTTCTTTTTTCAACTCCTCCATTATTCTCTCGTCTGATAAGTCGTGATAAGGGAATTTTTTCCTAGCTAATTGGACTGGTATTCTGCCTCGTATCGCAATGTATCCTTCATCTTCAAGCTCTTTATTCAGTTCTCTTATTATTTGTCCTGCTTTGGATTTTGAAACAGATAAAATTACCGCAAGTTCTTTAGCTTGCAAACTATTTTTTATCATATCTTTTCCTCCTTTTTATTTTTGTGTTGTGTATAATTTAGTTATCTCCTAGTGAAAGGAGGTGATAATTATGAATAATATAAATCTCACTCAACGACAGTTAGATTTAATAAAGAAAAATCAAGCTATCTTGTCTAAATTGCCTGTCGAAGCTTACGCTAAAGCCGCAAATACTATGAATAATTCGTATGTTATGAACGCTCTGGAAATTCAATCGACGGTTAATAATGTTATGAATAGCATTAGAATTAACCAATCGAAATTATCTAATTGGGCTTCCTATATGCATCAAGTAACTAAGAATCATCCAATGTTCAAATCTAATTTATTTTCTAATGAGGTTCTTAATAGTTTTATAAAATCTACGAGCATTCCTAAAAACGATATTTTGAAAATGTCTTATGCTCTTAGAAATTTGAATGTCGATGTAGCTAATAGTTCTACCTTTATTAAATCCATCAATCCTGCCCATCCAGTAGAGCAAAAACAACATGAAAGCAATAATTACAGCGGTAAAAAAATTGTCGACATAATGCATATTAATCACTCCAGTTTAGGTTTTATTAATGCTAGTTCTGTAGGTGTAAGCGGTAATGCTATTTGGGACTTTTTATTAAAGTTTATTAATAACGAACCAATAAATACTCCTTTTTATATTTCGGTACTTTTTATAGCGTATTTTTGCTATCTATTAACCAGTTTTTCAAATTCAAATGATGATTAGTTGTCGGATTTATCGATTAATCTCTTTAAGCAACTCTGCAACTGCTCGCAACAGTTCAGGGTTGTTTCTTGTTTCTAAATTACTGTTTGCATGTTTTAGTAAATTGAGTTTTAATTTACTTTTTTCTTTAGCGATTCTAAATTTTTGTAACATTTGTAGTTCCTCCTTTTAAGATGTTTGTTTTTCTCCTAAAAACTTGTTAACAAAGTATTGTTGTCCTTTACCTGTTACTTTTGGCGTCTTACTAATTGATGTGTGACCGTCCGAATGTGTGATTGATGTTTCTTTAATTTCGAATAACTCACGTTCCATTGAATACTGTGTAGGCATGTTATAATCCACACCCTTGCGTTTAATAAGGAATCCGTTTTGACGTAACCACTCAAACAATCTGCGTTGCCCGATGTTTATACCGTTTTGTTTAATGATCTTTGCTAACTCTCCAACTAAAATTGATGTCTTAGTAGTAGCTACTGCATCTGCAAATACAATTTTTGGTTTATCACGTTCAATCTTTGTTTCTAATTGATTGATTGTGTTGTTAGCAATTTTTAAAGCACGTTGCATAATCATTTCTGGACTGTTCCATGCTTTCTCTACTTGGATGAAGTATTGTCTTGCACGTTTGCCAGGTTCACTACGTTGAATCATTGCAATCTCTTTTGCAGTGTCGAGAGTGAGAATATGATTAACTTGTTCATAAGTACGCGCCCTTTTTTGACCGTGTACTTTTTCAACTTGCGAAATAAAATCTATCCCGTTTTCAAAACCATATTCCGTCATTCTTTCGAACCACTTATCGTACCTAGTTGAAACTTCTAATGCTTGATGAAGTTCTCGACCACTGATTGCGATTTCTCCATTTTCTTTTTCTTGTATGTTGAACATTTCGCCGATGTTCGATTTTGTTTTTAATGCTTGCATATTGTTTATGCTCCTTTCGTGTATAATTTAGTTATCTCCTAGTGAAAGGAGGTGATAAGTATGGAATTTAATGATTTTCAAAATTTCTTTGGTGAACTTAGTAATCAAGCCGAAAAAGAATTCGGTGGTGACAGTGACTTTTTTAGAGATAGAATAAATAAGTTGAAAGAAGATGCTCCTGAAAACGTATCTTACGAAATTATTTATTCAATAGCTTTATACGAAAGCTTAAAAGCTCAACAAGATATGAAAATTTTGAATACAGTTAAATATCTTTTAAATCGTGACTAGCAATATCCAACAATGATTTGCTCTGAGCATTATTAATTTTTGGATAATCAAAATTTCTAAGTTTAAATCTTGTGTTTTTCTCAATCTTCCAAACCTTCCAAGTCGCAACTGCCATTGTGATGAGGAAGGTTGTTTTGTATAGTGTGTTCATTTGTTTATGCTCCTTTCGTGTATAATGTTGTTTAAGAGGTGCATTGCTCGGGTTATAGTACTTTAAATTCAACACCGTCTATTTGAACGAACAGATTATCTAAATCAGGGATTTGTTTTTTATACAAACCAAATCTTGATTTAATATCTTTTAATAAATAGAGATTCAAATCTCCAATTGATAATAGTTGTCTATTACCTGCTTCGTCATAGTAGTAATAAATGACTTTTTTGTTTTGATCTTCCATTTGCTGCGCCCTCCTGTTAAGCAGTTACGTTAGCTTCATAACCGAATTCAGTCATGATTTCATGTATTTTCAATCTACCTTTTTGTGTCCATCTAGTTTGTAAAACTGTGTCTTCTCTACCGTCAGAGCGTACAATTGGTATAGTGTCTGATTCTGTGTAACTCTTGCCCATGTGTTCTGAGTAAAGCACCCACTGTTTATTCACTTTTCGTTGTAATCTAGCTTCGTGTAGTAGTTTGTTTAACTTTTGTGCTGATATACCGTAGTCTGCCGCGATTTGAGTTGTAGCTAATGTTCCAGTTGACTTTAAGATTTCATCTACATAGTCTGCTTTGGGTTTTAGCTCTCCAATTTCTTGTTGTAAAAGTAAGTTTTGCTCTTTTTCTTTCTTATACTCAGTCAACACTGTAATAATGTAGTCTGGATCTTTTAATGTTTGTTCAATTACATTGTCTGTTGCGTAGATACCGTGTTTGCGAATGGCTGGTAGGACGTCTGATGTTACCCATCGTTTGAATTTTCGAGCGGTTTCTCTGATTTTTTCGTTTTTACTTTGTTTAGAAGCGTCAAAGATTAAACTGTATAATCCTGATTCATTGATAATGATCATATTTCTGTTTTGACCTGATGCACTAAATTGGTGCGTCAGCTTGTCCTCGCTATCAACATGATTTCTGATGGCATTGTCTGCCCTTGCATATCCTAAAATTTCAGCAATATCTTTTCCTACAAAATAAGGTTCGTTTTCAATTCCCACTGTTCTTACTGGTAGCTCTTTAAAATTAAATGTTTGTAATGCTTGCATTGTTCGTTCCTCCTTTTAAGATGTTTGTTTGCGTTTCGTGTACTTTGTGGGTAAAAAAATATCTCCAATATTTTCGTCAAAAAAATCAGCGATAATAAACATCTCATCATTCTTAAATTGATGCTTTCCTAATTCCTTTAAACGATAACCTTCAGTTGATATATTCAAGAGGTTTGCTAAATCTTCTTGAGTACACTTTCTTTCTTTTCTCAACTTTATTAAATTCCATTGCATGTTGTCACCTCCCGCTTACAAAACTAACTATACACGATACGTGTACTTGAGTCAACATAAAAGTTTGCTTTTCGTGTATTTTTTTGTTGAATACCAAAAATAATTGGGTTATACTATAGGTAAATTTAAGGAGGTAAGAAAATGGATAAAAAAGAATTAGCGAAATTTATAGGCAATAAAATCAGATACTATAGAACCAAATTGAACTTAACTCAAGATCAACTTGGAGAAAAACTCAACACTAAAAAGGCTACTATTTCAAATTATGAGACAGGGTACAGAACTCCTAAACAAGATGATTTGTTTGAAATTGCTCATATTTTAAATATCAGTATCGATGATTTGTTTCCTACAAGAAATAATAAAAAAAACGACATCACTTCCATATACAGTAAACTCACGCCTCCAAGACAAAAAAACGTACTTAACTACGCAAATGAGCAATTAGATGAACAGAATAAAGTCACTTCTATAGATGAATATAAAGAGTCTAAACTAGTATCGTATATTGCATGTGGTGCAACTGGTGCTGGCATAGGAGAAGAATTATATGATGACATATTGCATGAAGAAGTATTTTTTAAAGAAGACGAAACGCCATCAAATGCTGATTTTTGTATTTTAGTTAATGGTGATTCAATGGAACCTATGTTAAAACAAGGAACATACGCTTTTATTAAGAAAGAAGATTCTATTAAAGATGGTACAATTGCACTCGTTGTATTAGATGGAGTAAGTCTTATCAAGCGTGTAGATATATGCGAAGACTATATTAATTTGGTATCTCTAAATCCGAAGTATGATGATATCAAAGTCGCTTCGTTTAGTAATATTAAAGTAATGGGCAAAGTTGTATTGTGATTAATAGCGCCTATATGGCACTTTAATATAAAAGACGTCTATTTCATCAGTGTTTAAAAGGAGTTTATAATGAAAATAACTAATTGCAAAATAAAAAAAGAAACTATAGTATATGAAGTTTTAACTAGTGGTAATCAACCATTCACTTATGAGTTACCTAAAGATTTATCGTCACATAATGCGCGTAAATACTTGGAATTTATTTCACAAAAAATAGATGGCGATAAGTTAAATTAATTCAAAGAATAAAGTAACTTCATAAAGAGTACGAAGAAAACGATCTAATGACCGAACTTATTCTTGAATATTTAGTAAAAAAGTATGTTGAAGAAGAATATAAGAAATAAACGCCTATATGGCGTGAGGAGGATGAGGGATGGAAGAGAATAAAACTTTAAAAGAATACTTGCGTAAATTTTTAGAAGGCTACAAATATGTAGTTGAAAACAGATACAATTATCAGTTTAGTAGCAATCCAGAAGCTTTCCCATTCATGAGAAAAGACGATTACAAGATTTCGATATTTTATCTAAATCAATCTTTTTTTGAAGAACCTTGCATCGTCGTTATCTCAAATGACAGTAAATTAAAAGAAATATATAATTTTCGTAATATTGATATCAAATATTTGTCTAAACACTTTACTTCATACATATATGATTCTAAAAAGTATGTAGAAGAACAATCCGGATTATTAGATTTTAATAATTACATTTATTACACATCTATTTACTACGGAAAATATATCGGGACCGTAATATTACAAAACAATTTAGATTTATTTTTTAATTATGGCAAAAGATTAGCTAACGATCATTACAATACATTGATATCGAAGTCGAAAGAAAGATTGATAAACAAAGCACATGATGAAATACAACCGTTCAACCACTTAGATTTAAATAGTATGAAAGAGATTGTTGATGATATAACTTTTTCTTATCAAATAGAACAAGGATTACAAGCTTATAAAAGGGAATTGTATTTGCCAGCTGCAGCAACCTTTGCTGTTGCTATAGAAACGTTTTTAATCAAATTAAAAAAAGTTAATAAAATCAAACATAAAGACACCGATTCAACTATGTACACAAAATTATTAGGAGAATTAACTAAAGAAGGTAAAGTAAATTATAGAACCAAAAAACGGGTAGAAATTGCGTATAGTATGAGAAACATAATCAACCATTCACAAGCTGGTGCAGTAGCCAAAGGTGATTGTGACTTTCTTTTAAACACACTAAAAGACATTGTTGATGAAAACGAAAAAATATTAAGAGAATATACCAAATCAATTAATAAGACGGAATAAATAGGTATCCTTGTATTCAGATTTGATTTTTAACATAATTTGTTCATAAATTTTTAATTTAAGTTCTTGTTCATCGTCATAAATATCAAATTCACTACTATAATTTTCAACTGATTCTTTTATATAAGCTATTTCTGCGTCAGTAAATTTTACACACATTTCATCACCTACTTTTTATTTTATTATATCACATTTAGTACCTAGTACTAAAATCACGGGTAGCCCGCCTACCCTTATTATTTTTTGCCAATTTTGAGGAGGGAAAAGCAAAATGCCAGTATATAAGGATGATAATACAGGTAAATGGTATTTTTCCATTAGATATAAAGATGTATACGGTAATAACAAACGAAAAATGAAGCGTGGGTTTGAACGTAAGAAAGATGCCAAACTAGCTGAAAGCGAATTTATACAAAATGTTAAATATGGATACTCGGACAATCAACCCTTTGAATATATATTTTTTAATCGTTTAAAAAATGAAAATCTTTCTGCACGCTCAATAGAAAAGCGAACTACAGAATATAATACTCACATAAAAGAAAGGTTCGGAAATATCCCTATTGGCAAAATCACTACTACGCAATGTACTGCTTTCAGGAATTATTTGTTAAACGATGCAGGTCTTTCTGTTGGCTATGCACGATCTGTGTGGGCAGGTTTTAAAGCAGTTATCAATTACGCCAAAAAGCATTACAAGCTCTTATACGACCCCACATTATCGGTAACTCCTATTCCCAGAACAAAACCACAAGCTAAATTTATCACTCGTGAAGAATTTGATGAAAAAGTAGAACAAATCACAAACGATACTTCTCGTCAGCTAACTAAACTGTTATTTTATTCTGGTCTTAGAATAGGCGAAGCTTTAGCTTTGCAGTGGAAAGATTACGATAAAATAAAAGGCGAAATTGACGTAAATAAGAAAATCAATTTAAGTAATAGAGAAATTGAATATAATCTAAAAAAAGAAAGTTCTAAAGGGATAATACCTGTACCAAAATTAATTAGAGAGATGCTTAAAAACATGTATAATGAATCTTCTAAAAGATATAAATATTTTGACGAAAACTATTTTATATTCGGGGGGTTAGAACCTATTAGATACGTTACCTATTCGTATCATTTTAAATCTGTATTCCCGAATCTAAAAATACACCATTTAAGACACTCGTACGCAAGCTATTTAATTAATAATGGTGTAGATATGTATTTATTAATGGAATTAATGAGGCACTCTAACATTACAGAAACAATTCAAACGTACTCTCATTTATATACTGATAAAAAACATCAAGCTATGAACATATTTGATTAA